GGTCCAAGTCGAACGTTCATTCTGGAAATGGCGCGCAATGGGTTTCTGCACATAACCCATCCAACTGGTGTTAGAACTGGTCGGCTTTGGCAAAACTCGACCTTTTGAAAGTCATTGACTGCTTCGTGCTTTGTGACCATTCCAAAGTCCTCAAACTTAGTAATGGCCTGACTATTGTCAAACACAACTGAGTCATCTCCATCAACCAATATCAACCCTTTTGGGTGTTGGGCCCTAAGTATTGCATAGTTGATCAGAGAATTACCAACTGATGTATTGGCATCGCCTGAACATCGGCGGTATGGAAACTGATACTTGATCCCACACTGCGAAAGAAACTTGTTGCACTGCTGTTTGCTATACAACCACATTAGTTTCTTTGAGTTGAATAATTTTCCCATGACGTATTGTTCTAATTCCCAGTGAGTCTCGTTAACCATAGAGTCAAATTTGCTATGGTCATAGAGATGCGCAGTTTTAGCTCCACTCATTCCCCACATCTCATACAGTAGACTTCCTCGCTCAGCGGCATTTTTGCCCTTTGCGATAATTGGAAATCCACCATTGTGGTAGAACTGGTCAGCCATCGATAGAACTTTCTCCACTACGATTGTATACCTAGCAAGTTGCAACGTGTAAGCGCTACTTCTATACTGGATTAATCTTGGGATTAAGTTATCTTTGTCCTCCAGTTTTTCAAACTTTATGAAGGACTTACCCATTCCTGGGTCAGGTGACTGACTCATCACATTCTTGTATCGCTTCCGCATACGCTGCGGTCGTGATTCAATGACCGAACCTATAGTCATTGGACTTAGGTCCACAAACCTCATGTCATACAAGAGCGAATTGATGGAGTTAAACATTAACTTTGTTGCTGCCTCAGTACAAGGTAACTGAGTTTTAACGTGCCGGTTGACAATGGAGTTATACTCATTCATCGCGCAACGATGGAATGACACAACTTTGCTGACACCAATACGGAGAATTTCCTGCATCACCCTCGAGTGTTTGCATGGTCCATCTTGAACGTGTATCAGTAAGTCTAGTGCATCAACCTTTACCCAATTCGACTTTTCTCTGCGGACTGGTTCAAGAACCACTTCCTGACAAATGGGGTTAATCTTACCCTTGTCAAATCGAATCTTGCCTGAACCGGTGTAACTCGTTCCAATGGCATTTGGGTGTTGCGCAAAATCCAGTTTTTTCGTAAGCTGGATTTTTCTATTGGTTTGCCCATATTCCTGGCTACCTTTTCCAAGGGACCAACATTTAGGGCCATAGCAATGGAACCGCTGAGGAC